GACCACCAGGCCGCTTCTGTTTAATCAATTCTGCCTGCACTGCCTGCCCAATCAAGCGGCCAAGCTGATCAGCATTGCCTTGGTTGCCCTGTACTTCCGTTCCAGAGGCATCGACGTTGACGACGACGCTGGCACCGCCCATGGCGTGATTTGGCGTAATCCCTCCAGAGACTCCAGGAGTAAACAGCTCCGGGCCCCTCTCTCCAACGATGTAAGACTTACCTCCTGTTACCGGGCCTCCATTTGCAGCAAATCCATCAAATTGTCCCTGAAAACCAGTCGGAGTAACTACTGCGCCTGGCTTCATTTGAGGCATTGATCCAGGTATTGGCGTATGGCTGCTCGGGAAGAAACTCATAAACAGGTTTACCGCCTGCATCTTGAGTTGAGCTGCAATCATCTGTGCAGCCATATCAAGGAAGTGATCTGCCGTGCGCTGAAACAAGTTGGCCAACGCTTCACGGGCGCTCATGCTGCCCGACACAATGCCCTTGAACGACTCGCTAAACGCTCCACCAAGCGTTTCGGCGAGGCCGATCAACTGGTTCGCGGGATTCATCAATTTATTTAGCTCGCCTTGCAACTCTGTTAGATACTCCTGCAAGGTTTTGCGATCGCTTTTGGGTGCAAGCGCTTCGTTAATCGCTCCTTCCGCACCTTCTTTTTTGCCTTCAAGGCCAGCAATCTTACGTTCAATTTCAGCCAATGCGTCTAACTGGCCCTTAAGTGCATCTTCTGTCGCACCCTCTGCTCTCGCCTTTGCAATCGAAGCTTTAAGACTTGCAACCTCAACATCAAGCCTGTCAATTAACTTGTCGTAAGTCCGGTCCAGCTGTTTCAGCTGTTTCTGCAACTCGATGGCCTGTTTTGCAGCAGCAGGCGTGCTGCCTTCTTCAATCAAACGTGCATACTCTTTTTCAAACGCAACTTTGTCTTTGTTTTTATTAATAATATCGTTTAACTGATTATCAGCTCTATTGAAAGCTTTTTCTGTTTGCTTAATTTCTCGGTCAACTGCTTCAATTCTATTTTCAATAGCTCGCTGTCTTTTTTCGTCTTGTTTTGTTGTAAACCTTGCAGCGTTTGCGTCAATAGTTGCAACCTGTTCAGCAAAATCTGCTTCAACGCCACGCAACGTGGCACGAAGTCCCGCTAGGGTCAAGTTGTCTTCTGCAAAGTCTTTGTAGGCTTTTTCAATGCTGTTTGACCTGATTTGACTGGCTATATTTTTTTGAAGCGCAACACCCTGCGCTGTGTGCTTGTCTTCTCCAAGAGCAACTAGCTCTGTATTCAGTGCAGTTAGTTGAGTTGACTGATCAATTAATCTTGCCTGATCTTTGCCAAGCTTAACGTCCAGCTGACGCAAGCGAAGGGCCTCTTTTTGAGCTTTAGTTCCATTATTTAAAAGATCTACGATTTTTTCTTGTTGAGCTATACGGTCTTTTGGATCAACTCCAAAACCCTCCATTTCGTCCAAAGCTTTAACTGCTGCAATAATTTCCGGATCTTTACTGTCTCGTGCCCTAGAAACTGCTTCAGTTCGACTTCTTACTTTCTGAACAAAAGGTGTTTCGCCGGTTAAATCATTTATAGCTTGAGCAAGCCTTGCTGACACAAATGTAATAAAAGCAGCAAATGTATTTTGAAGGTTACTCATCCTGTTGCTAAATACCTCAAGAGCCTCAACTCCGTCCGCACCCACAACCGCTTCTAGCTCTTGCGTAGCCAGCTCAAGAGCACGCGCAGACTCTCCTGCTGCTTCCAGCTCCTTAACGAGAGATGCAAATTCTGTATCGGCTCTGCCAACAGCTTCAAGAATAACTTGTGTATCAGCTGTTAAGGGATTTAAGGCTTTGCCCAAATCAATGGCTTTTTGAGCAAGTTGATCAATCATGGAACCAATTTGCGTTCCAACCAGTGACAGGCCAAAGCCAAACTCGCCGCCAATCATTCCACCGCCAAAGCCACCTGCAGCGCCACCTGCAGCGGCTCCTAAGCCCTGGCCAAACAAAAGCGGGAATGCACCACCAATCAATGCACTGCCTTGAGCAGACCTAATCCTTTGAGCACGTGCAGCTGCTGCCAAAGCGGCAGGACTACCCGGAATACCTACCGCTCCACCAATCGAACTGGTTTGACCAGTAAGCCTCGTTGCTTCGCTTCTGTCTCTAGTTGCTCGGGCAAGTCGTCTATCAAAATCATCCGCAGCTTTTTTATTAAGGCGTATAGCATTATTAAATATCTCTTGCTGCGCGTCCATTTCGCGTTTAATTTTATCCTGCAATAAATCTATTTCAGTAGTATTTATTTTACGGTTAAAGTCTTGCTCCATATTAAAAATTTCACGAGCAAACTTTGCCTCTGCGTCACGCTGCTTCCTTATTGCAACCATAGGATCTGGCGCAAAAGGTTGATTTGCTCCTGATGGATACTGGTTTGGATTTCCTAACAAAAACGCAGAACGCTGCCTTGCTCGACCAGCAGAAATGTTTTTAGAAATGTGTTCTTCAATTTTTGCCCGTCTTTCAGCTGCTTTTATTGCAGAATTGTCATTAGCCAAAAGCTGACGCTGCAGCCGATCCAGCTCTCTGTACTTTTGCGCTGTCTTGTCTAACTCTTCGTTTATCTTTCGCTGTGCTCGTCGTTGATCAAACGACTTTAAATTATTAGAAAACCGAGTAAACGCCCTGTCAGCAGCTTCGAGACCGCTGACAATTTCCCTAACCTGTTCTCCAAGCTGCTTGGCGTTGTTCTGGCCCTGTACCTTGACCTTGATATTTACGCCGTAATCAGCCACAAGCCCGAACCAAGACCTATTGCTCTACTTTACCGCCTGCCAACACTTTGCGCCTTTCCACGCATCTTTGCCTGATCGTGAGCCTTTTCCTCTTGCTCACCCTTTAGCTCGTAAAAAGCAGCCCATCCAACCAGCTCTTCTTGCGTTAGATAACAAGAGAGCTGAGCCACGGTTGTGCCCAGCTCCTTTGCGAGAAAAAAAATGAAAAACCAGTCGCTATTAGCTTTTCAAGTCGGCCTTCGCTTCCTCCACCTTGTTCTCCGCTCCGGAGTTCAGCATTGCTAGCTGGATCTCTTGCAAAATCGAAGCGTCTACAGCGTTTCGCAGCTGGGCCTTTTCACCATCTTGGAACAAACGTTTGCCGTCAGCATCCAAAGCTTTTTCGATCATCATGCCCAGAGCAAAATCGGCAGCATCGTCAGAGCTGGATTTTTTTTGGATCGACTCGCGTTCGGCAATCGTCAAAGGGTGCCAGTAGATCTCAAGCACCACGTCGTCGCCATCCTTGACTTCATGCTTGTAAAGCTGGCTAACGCCGAACTTATTGCGAAGCAGCTCGGTGGCACGCATAAAACATTGTCGTTTCAACTAATATACTATACAACTGCCGTAAACTGGCAAGAAATAATTCCTAGGAAATGAGGACGATCCTCAAGCTCTAAAGAACTGGGGCCAGTAACGTCTAAAACTCTTGGAGAAACACTAAACGTATCGGTGTAGTTAGCAGCGTTGACTGATGTCAAGCCGTCGATTACTGACTCGCTAACCGCTGCAAGTGCTGCCGTACCAGCAGACTTGGGCACATATACGTTGCACTGGATAACTCCGCTGTAATAATCCGAAGCCGCTCCGTGGTTTTGAAGCGTTGACTGATTGAAAGTCACGCTCATTGACACGTATTTTTTGGTCTTACCTGGCGTCGTAAACCGAACGTTGTCGTAAACCATTGACACAGTGTTGTCTGCGGCCACTACTGCGTCAGTTACAGCCTTTTCAAAGGCGGCTCGGGCGTTTACAAGAGTCATGATTCCTCCATGATGAAGGTTGATTCGCCCATCAACGGAGTGCCCGTCTTAGAAGTCGGAATCCTGCCCAAAGGATACTTAGGCGAGTAGACCCTGGCTTTGCCTTGAACCGCAGCCCTGATAGAGGCCAAACGAGGACTTTCTCTAAATGCTTGGTCAACTTTCTTGCTTACATCCTGAATATACGCAAGGCTCAAACCATCTTCCAAGGCATAAGCGGCATAAGCCGCAGCATTGCCGATGTAGACAACAGGATACTTTTTAAAGTTAAAGTTATAGCCGTTTAACCCAAACCGTCGCTTAATTTCTCCCATATTTTTCTTAACCCCAAAAGGCGTCATTACGCCGTCTTTGCCTTGAGTAGGGGTGTGATAGACCGTTGACCATGGCTCTTTTTCTCGTCGATTACGATCGCTGGTTTCTCGGCTTTCTCTTCTAACCGCGCTTCCTCCCTGGGCTTTCCAGCTAGACGCAAAATATCCCGTATAAACAGGACTGTTTTGAGGAGTAGAAAGGTCGTCTACAACCGTATTAATAAATCTGTTAAAACCTTGGTCAAAATAAGCTTCGTAGTCGGTCTCAAAATCAAAAAGGTCAGTGTCCGTAAACTTGCCCACTAGAACACTACCTCCAAGATAAACAGATACTCTTGATCGCCCTTGTAGGTGCGAATGTCGGCAATCTGAGCAACGCGATTAGACCCTGCATACTTCAACGTCACCGTGTCTTCAAACGTAGGCTGGTTGTCGCCAATCTGATCGGGCGTCACATATAACTTGCCTGTACGCTTTTCAGCCTCAGTTTCCTCTTCTGAGCGTACAAACTCGATTGGTGCGTCAAACGAGTAGGCCGTATCCGTCGTTGTTAGCGCTCCAGTGCTGGTGTTGTACGTCGGAGATGCCTTACGGGTGTACGTGATCGTGTGGTCAAATGACTTGCCCAGGTCGGCAACAACCGACTTAGCAACGCTTTTGAACAGACTGTCGAGTGCGCCTGCCATCTCAACCCCTCACCATACGGACCTGATAGCTCCCACTACCGCCAAGGCAGT